GTTTATCAACGTGCTCTGGCGCTTGAGAAGCGGATTAGGCTTCGCGCCCTGTATCCTGAAGGTACAGTCCCTTATCTCAAGAAGTTGGAATACGATGGCATTGTTGCCAGTCCGTATGGTCCAGCGAAGACAGTTGCCCCGAGGGTAACTTCTTTTTACACGAAAGCCGCAGACCGTGCTCCTGATCCTACTCAGAAGTACGAGTATGTCCCAAAATCATCTATGATGCATTTGGGTTGGATGGATTCCTATGGGTTTAATCAAAGTATTCCCAAATTCGATCCTTGGTTTAGACACGTATTGAAGTCCAATGCTCCTGAAGTTGCGGAAAGACTAACGTCTACTTACATGCGTGATCCGTGTACCCCTGACCGTGTATTGGAACACTTCGCTCTATTTGACAGAGAATGGAAGCCAGTTCCTACCGGCAATCTCATGCGACGAGCAAAAAATCTCGTTTCCCGCATGTTTGCTCCTCTCGGACAAGTTGAACCTATTGATTTCAACTACGCTGGGTGGCACGAAATCTTACCCCACTTGGATATGACTTCGTCCCCTGGTCTACCTCTCCGAAGAGAGTATCACACGCAAGGTGAATGTCTTGGTCACATCTATGACAAGGCAAAACGGCTAAATCACTTTGCAAAATTTCTTCCTCCTCACGCCGTCCGTGCTCCCCCATGTATGATAGGTCTTCGACCTGGACTACTTAAAATTGAAGAGCTTGATTCTAAGATTAAGGCTCGTGGAGTTTGGGCGTTCCCCGCTGAGGTTAAGGTTATGGAGATGCGATTTGTTATCCCATTACTTAAACGAATGACTGAAAAGTTCGGGAAGATACCATACCCTGTAGGTCGTAATATGACTAAGGCTTTGCCTTTTATCATTGATCATCTACTTAACGACAACCGTACGGGTCTAGTTACTGATATCTCAAAACTAGATACCTCTGTCGGTCCAGGCTACATTGAATGGGCCTTCGATCTGATGAAAAGTTGGTTTGTCATGGGTATTACCCAATCGTCAGAAACTCGCAACGACAATGTTTTTGAGTTTCTC